AGTTATACACATAGTACAGGTACACTACCAGTCTTATGTAAAAACTGGATCAGAGGATCAGGAGATCCTGGCAACTTTGCTGCTACAAGTACAACAGCGTACCCTGCTAATACAGCTCATGAATATAAGTTACCTACTGACCCATTTGTAGTTAGCAATGGTAGTAACGTTATTAGGATATACTATCCATCTCTATACTCATCTGCCTTCTTGAACAAGATTGGAAAGAAGATACAGATAAGAGTAGCCGATACAAGTCTTGTATTAGGTGGTATCAACCTGTATGTTGAGTCTGGGACATGGTGGGGTATCACAGGACAGGATGCTGCTAATAACTATATCGAGATAACTGTAGTCAACAGTGCTACAGGTAATGCTACAGGTGGTGGAGATAATAACTATGCTTGCGTAATATCTGACACACATGAGGGAACTGACGGACCTTCATTTGGTAACGTCACATTATATGCTGAGTTAGACTCAGAGGAAGCAGGACATACAGGTCGTACCGTCAAACAAATACCAGTAGACACAGGTGTTGACTTTGACTATAGTCAGACAGGTGCCTTAATTAGTAAGGTCAGAGGACTGTTTACTAGATACATTTCTAAGACTATCACATGGTTCTATAACGGTAATATAAGTTCTACAGGAGGTCAAGGTGTCACTAACGGAAGAATATATTGGGATACAACAGGAGTCACAGCTGGTACATATTACTATCAATGTTCTGCTCATAATGACATGTATGGTTCCATTGCGTTATCTGGATCAGGTGGTACTGCCAAGAGATATTGGGACGTAACAGCGTCTGGTAGTAGCGACTATACTTTAACAGAAAAAAATGTAAACCTTATAACCAATACCTATAACTTTGCTGTCACTGCTAGTGGTAGTCAAGACTACATCGTATCTGGTTCTGATAGATCTGGTTCAGTCAGTGGTAATGATCCTGCTATTACTGTACAAGTTGGGGATACAATAAACTTTAATATGAATGCGGGTAGCAGTCACCCAACTGTTTTCAAGACTGTACAAGGAACTGGTTCATCTAATCAGGTATCAACAGGTACATATACAGGTGGTGGAGCATCAGCATCTGGCACTGTTAAGTGGATCACAACTGGCGTAACACCTGGCACATACTACTATCAGTGTACAGCTCACAACAATATGTACGGTACTATTACTGTTCAGACAAATTCCTCAGCAGGACAAAGTGGTGATGATGTTGGTATTGCTGCTACAGTAGGTGACATTCTAGTATTCGATACTACAGCAGGATCTAGTCATCCATTCTATATCAAGACTACTCAAGGAACTGGTACTGGTAATCTAGTAACCACAGGTAAAATAGGTGGTGACGGATTTGCTCACAACAGTGCTATCAGTAAAGACATAGGTATTGATGAGTTTAAGAGCTATGCTAACGAAACATTTAACGCAGGAGAGACATATACTCTTTCAGGTGACAACATATCAAATACAGGATTAACATTTAATACAACGAGTGGTGTACTATCAGGTACAGTTACATCATCTTATCAGGATACATTCTTTGACATCATAGTCACAGAAGATAGTTCTGGTGAAGCACGAAATTATAATTTCCATACTATAGGTACAGGTGTTGTTGTTACGATTGGAGATCAACCTTCCGATGTATCAATAGAGGCGGGAGCAGGAACCAACGCACAGTTTGGTCCTTTAAACGCTACTGTATCAGACTCATCTACTATCACATACCAGTGGCAATATAGTACAGGTGGTGCTTGGACAAGTATTAGTAGTCTAGCAGGACATAGTGGAGAAACAACAGATACACTTACTGTAGATGATGACTACTCATATAACGGATGGCAATACCGATGCGTCTGTGATTCTAATACGTCCGCTTCTAGTACAACAAGTAATACAGCTACACTGACTGTAACCAGAGTTGTATCAATATCGGCACATCCCGCTAGCACATCCATAGTATCACCAGCTGCTGCTACATTTAATATAACTGCTTCTACTGCTGATACAGCATCACTTACATACGCATGGGATAAATCAGAAGACGACTCTGTATGGCATCAAATACCAGGTGCTACTAATGCAGCATATACTACTACAGCAACCACATATGATAGTGGTGGTACACCTCCCGCATCATTCGCAGCTGACAATGGAGACTACTTCAGATGTAGAGTCAACGCTTCAGGTGCTAGTGAGGTAGTATCAAATAGTGCTCAGTTAACAGTTACAAGAACTATAACAGTCGATACACATCCACAAAATGACACAGGGGCAGTAGGTGGAACTGGATCCTTTACAGTTGCTGCCAGTCTTTCTGATGGTGACAGTGCTGACATTAACTATCAATGGCAGTTATCACTTGATGATGGTAATAACTTCTCAAGTATTGGAGGAGCAACCTCAGCATCATATACAACACCTACACTTACAGCTCAGTTTGATGAATATCAATATAGATGTTTAATAACAGCGGCTGGTGCTAGCAATACATTCTCTAATGCTGCTACTTTACAGGTAGAAACTGTTACTGTATCTGTAGTTTCTGATCCAAATGACGCAACTAAGGATGAAGGAGAGACCGCTACATTCACAGCAGTAGGTTCAGTACAAACTCAAGCAATCACAGCATTACTTAATTCTTCCTTTGGAGTTGGTAACTGGACAACACCTTCAGGTGGTGGTGCTTCTGCTAAGGAAGAGACAGCTGCTGACCCAGAATTATACAACTCTATCTGGTCTAGCCATGCTCCGTCAGTAACATATCAATGGCAGAAATCTGATGGAGATGCTGAAGTCGCAGTCACAATAGGTGTAGATACAAACGCAGGACAATCAACTGGTGTATTCTATTTTGATGGAGTAGAGAAAGCGGTTCTAGAATTTGAGAAGAATGCTACATATACTTTCAACCAAGATGCTTCATCCAATGCTACCTACGGTGGTGTACATCATCCATTGATGCTCAGTACAGGTGCTGACGGAGATCATAATGGTAACGGACATTATAGTGATGGGATAGTATATAAGTTAGATGGTGCTACTGTCACTATGTCTGGATATGTTAGTGGATTCGTAGCTGCTAGTACTAGAAGAGTAGAGTGGACAGTACCTAGTAGTGCTCCTGCAACTCTATACTATTGGTGTCATTTCCACACAGGTCAAGGAGCAGCGATGACTGTGACTGATCAATATACTGATATAGGTGGAGCAACAAGTCCTTCTTACAACACAGGGACATTGACATACGCTGATAACCACAATGATAGGTTCCGTTGTAAGCTATCGGCTATTGGTGCTGACGCTGATGCATTCACCTCAGCCGCATTGTTAACTGTCTACAGGACTCATAACATTACTGCTCAACCATCTAACGCAACAGGTAATGAAGGAGGAACATCATCATATACTGTAGCGGGTAATACATCTAGTGGTTCACATACTTATCAGTGGAGTAAATCTGACAATGGCGTAGACTATAATACTATACCAGGTGCTGTAGGAGCTACCTATACCACTCCTGCTTTAGTATTTGCTGATGATAATGATGACAGATTTAAGTGTACACTCAGTCTAGTAGGTGCTCAAAATGATCTAGTATCAACCTTTGCTGTACAAACAGTTCTTAGAGTTATCTCTATATCTCAGCAACCACAGGCACAAACAGTCATTGAAGGACAGACAGCAACATTTAGTATCACTGCTGCTATCACATCTGGATCAATCAACTACCAGTGGCAGAAGTCAACTGATAGTGGTGGAAACTGGGCGAATATAAATGGTGCGACATCTGCGTCATATACTACAGTCACACAACCATTCCCAACATTAAACAATGAGTATCGTTGTGTATTGTCTAATAGTAATGCTATATCAATTACATCTCAGTCTGCTACTATAACTGTAAATGAGTCTGAATTTGTAGAAGCATCTACTGGAATCACTGTCAATGAAGACCCAACAACTAACTTAACATTTAATAGACAACCTACATTTACAGCAAACGCATTTGTATCACAGTACGCAGGGTCAACACACTCAGCATCTTGGTGGTTAATCAAGAGAACATCTGATAACGCAGTCATATATGACACTGCTGCTATCACAGTTCCTGACTTATCACAGGGTGATACTGGTAACTTAACTACATTTACAGTACCAGCTGGTACACTTGACTTCCAAACAACTTACTCAGTTCAAGTTAAGTATAAAGATAACGCAGGATTATCAAGTAATTATTCAACTGCTGTACAGTTCTCTACACCTGTTGTAGATCAACCAGAGGTACAAACTATTACTCCCGCATTTAATCCTACAATCAATGTTCTAACACCAGAGTTTAAGAATGGTTATGGACATAACTCTACTGACTGGCAGTTCTCACAGGCAGATACATTCACTACTATTGTACATCAATCCCTAGGAAACTCTACCAACTTACTGTCATATACATTACCAGGTGACGTTACACTGTTACCTACAACTACATATTATGTAAGGGTGAGATTCAACGTCGATACAGTCTAATGGCAAAACCAAGTAGTAAATCAACTCTAGCAGAGTATGCTTTGAGAAAACTAGGAGCTCCAGTCCTAGAAATAAACGTAGATGATGATCAGATAGATGATCTGATTGATGATGCTTTGCAGTTTTTCCAAGAGAGATCTACTGATGGTTATATTAGAACGTTCCTAAAGTATCAGTTTGATCAGGCAACAATAGATGCTATGACTACTGACACGACTACCACAGTGACACAGGTGGGTGCTAGACAAGCAAACTTCCTTGAGCAGAATAACTTCATCACCATGCCTGAGCATGTCACCTCAGTCATTAAGATATTTGATTTCACATCTAAGAATACTACTAACCTATTTGATGTCAGATACCAGTGGAGATTGAATGATCTCTGGGATCTAACTCAGACTGAGATTCTTACATATGAAATGGTAAACAGAAGACTAGAAGATATATACTGGTTACTAGAAGGACAGAAGCAAATAAGATTCCAGAGTAGAGGAGACAGATTATACATGGATCTTGATTTTAGAACTGATGTAAACGATGGAGACTTTATAGTTTTTGATGCTTACAGAGCATTGGATCCTTCATCATTTACTACACTATATGATGACATCTTCCTTAAGAGATATACCACACAACTCATCAAGAGACAGTGGGGTCAGAACCTTAGTAAGTTCAAAGGTGCTCAGTTACCTGGCGGTATCACTATGAATGGTGATGAGATATATCAACAGGCACAATCTGAGTTAGACAGGATAGAAGATGAGATGTTGACTAAGTATGAAATGCCCCCAATGGATATGATCGGATGACACGCAACGTATTCTTTACACACGGTACTCGTAACGAGCAGTTCCTTCAGCAAAATCTTGTTGAAGAATATATCAAGATGTTTGGAATGGATGTACTGTATATCCCTAGACAGTTGATAGCTAAAGATAATGTATTCAATGAAGAAGTAGTATCACAGTTTGATGACTCATATATTATAGAAGCATACCTAGAAAACTTTGATGGTTTCCAAGGTGGTGGAGATCTATTGACTAAGTTTGGTATCAGACAGACTGATGAAATAACTATGGTTATATCACAGCAGAGATTTAGTGATCTTATATCTCAGTTTCTATTATTAGATCAGGACATTGAGGTAGGAGAAAGACCACAAGAAGGAGATTTAATATACTTCCCACTCTCATCTAATTACTTTGAGATAAAATTTGTAGAGCATGAAGAACCATTCTACCAGTTAGGTAAGAACTATACATATAAATTAAAGGCAGAACTATTCGAGTACAGCGACGAAGGTGGAGAGTTCTTCGCGGGCGACGACGAGATGATAGATACAGGTTACACTGTACAATACTACTATCTTGTGTCACCTGGTTTATCAGCATCTGCTACTCCATTACTAACTGGTGATGTAGTATCACAAGCTGTTGTCAACACAAATGGTTCTAGATACAACTTCACTCCTACTGTAACTGTAACAGGTGATGGTACAGGAGCAACAGCACATGCTGAAATGATAGTTGTGAACGTGGGTGGATCAATCCCAATTACTCCTGCCACTTTTGATCCTACCGTGAAGAACGGTAAGATGGTTGGTTTAAAAATTCTTAATGGAGGAAAAGGTTATGATGTTTCTAGATCTTATATTGATTTCAATGATCCTGATACTTCAGGCACCAAACCTGTGGTCGTTCCGACTTTTGACTCGAATGGTACACTCACTAAAGTCGAGATTACAAATGAAGGGGACGGGTATGATTCAGTCAGTCAAATAGTAATTGACAGTGGTGGTAGTGGATATACTACCGCTGCGTTTGACATAGAATCTGTACCATCTGGACTGTCTGGAAACTTCCAAGACGGTGAAACAGTTACCAGTGGAACTACTGCGGGCACAGCTCTCTTAGCAGACTGGGATAAATCTGAAGGCTGGTTAAAATTAAAATCACCTACTGTAGATTTCCAGATAGGAGAATTACTCGTTGGTAATACTAGCGGTGCGTCAATAACGATACATAGTTATGATGCTATGAAGACAACAGATACTAAATACTCTGAGTCTTCTACGTTTGAGACATTTGCTGACGATATCATTGACTTCAGTGAAGGTAACCCATTTGGTTTAGGAACATAACATGTTAGGTGCATACACTTATAATAAGGTGATCAGAAAGTGCGTTATCGCTTTCGGTACATTATTCAACAATATAGAAGTTAGGAAAGAGACAGGTGGTACAACCTATCAGAGAATGAAAGTACCTCTTGCTTACGGTCCTAAGCAAAAGTTTTTAGCTAGACTAGAAGGACAACCAGAATTAAACAAGAAGGTTGCTATCACTCTACCTAGAGTATCATTTGAATTGACTGGTATATCATATGACAGTAGTAGAAAGTTAAGTCCTATAACTACTGACTACGTTAAAGATGGAAAGAGTGCGAGAAAAGTATATACACCCGTGCCATATAATCTAGACTTTAGTTTTTCTATTTTATCTAAGACAAATGATGAGGCATTGGAGATCATAGAACAGATAGTTCCTATTTTCCAACCCGCATACAGTGTCAGTATTAAAATTCTAGATGATATTAATGAGTACCGTGACGTACCAATAGTTCTGAACAGTATAAACTATTCAGATGAGTATGAAGGTAACTTCGATCAACGTAAACTCACTACTATTGACTGTACCTTTACTGCCAAAGCATACATCTTTGGACCTACACAGGGTGGCAAACCAATTAAGAAAGCAAAAGTTCATATGGATACTGGTACTCCAAAAGTTCCAGTACGTCGTTCTACATATCAAGTAGAACCTACTGCTCTCCGTGATAAGGATAATGATGGAGCTGGTCTAACATTGACAGCACAGGTCAATAAGTCAGTCGCAACCTTACCTGTCACAGACTCAACTGTATTCAACATAGGTGACTACATTGAGATTAACAATGAAGTTATGAAGGTTAAGACAAAACCTGATGACGTATCTATTACTGTACTTCGTGGTCAGAATGCTACAACTAAATCTGAGCATGCGAGTGGTTCAGTTATAGATATTATTACAACCGCTGACACAGAACTCCTTGAGAGTGATGATGACTTCGGATTCAACGAAATGACTTCTTTCTATGGATAACAATTTCGGTGGTTTAGAGAAGGCGTTTGACACCTCTGAACCTAAACCCAAAAAGACAAGAGCCATACAGAATACTGATGATCAGATAACTGATGATCATGAGTATGCTAGATCCAATCTTTATTCTCTTATAGAGAAAGGACAAGAGGCAGTCGATGGTGCTTTAGATGTAGCACAGGGAAGTGATCATCCCAGAGCATATGAAGTAGCAGGACAGTTAATCAAACACGTCGGTGACGTTGCTGATAAACTCATGGCACTTCAGAAGACAACCAAAGAAGTAAAGGAAGAGAAAAAGAAAGGACCTTCCACAGTCAACAACGCTTTATTTGTTGGTAGCACAGCAGATTTACAGAAGATGTTGAAGAATGCTTCCAAGGATAAATAAGTAAGAACCAACTATTATTAACATGTCAGTATTAAAAGTAGTGCAGGATGGACCTACGGTGACCGTCGGTAGTGCTGCCAACACACAAAGTACAGCACTATCTGTGAAGACAGGTATCTATCGCTTCGCTGCTGAAGTCGCAAAGGGCGGTGCTGCCATACAGCTAGGTGGAGCTGCCAATGCCACTAACTCAAGTTTATATGTAGAGAAAGGCGAAACAGTCATCGTTAAAGGTGATAGCCCAGTGCGTATGGGTATCACAGGTGCCACTGCTGCTAACCCAGTAGTATTCACGATAGAAAGATCAGGTGGAAATCATAATCAGATTAAGGTAGGAGACTACGTTACAACAACTGGTTCATCTGTTGGAGCATATAATTTATCTCATGTTGAGGTAACTGCTGCTACACCTACCACATTCACAATCGGTGGTACAGACGGATCTGGTTTCTCAGCATTCTCAGGAACAGCAGAAGTGCGTAACTCTATGAAGTATGCTATAATGCCTAAGACTGCTAGTGGAGCAACAGTCCACTGTACAGAGGTTCAAGTCGTTGTATCATAATGATTACAGAAGCTGCGAGACTGAATGAGTATGGCAAATACTATTACGTCGAGTTGGTTTGGCGTGGTAGACCATATCGTGTTCAGATATTCTTTCCTAAGCTTCAGAAACCTCAACGTCAGGATATCCAGAAACAAGCTAACAAAATCTATCCTGGTGCTAGAATACTATCATACGTTGAAGCAAGTCGTTCAAATGATTTGCCAATGTTATTCGCTATTGATTATTTCTAATGCAGTTCAGAGAAGAAGACATACTAGAATTACTAGATCTATGTCGTACAACAGATAAATGTAGTATAAAACTTACAAGAAAGTTAGAAGACTACCTAGAACAATATTCTTGTGATGAGCAAAGTTTGGCACGAACCTATCCCCCATACCCTTTTTAATAACTTAAAACAATCTTGCGTAGCAAGACGGATGGATGAAGACTGGAATTATAATGATAAATTAGTTGGTGCTTTGAATCAACAGTCATCTCTCGTTCCTATTGATGGTTTAGAGGATTACCTTACCAAAACCTCTGGACATATCTGGCATACATTTTTTCAGACATGCCCATACCAAGGAGAGTTTAATCCTGATTATCTGGAACTCCGCGAACTATGGGTAAACTATCAAAAACCTGGTCAATATAATCCTTACCACTGCCATCACGGTGTGGTAAGTTTTGTCATTTTTGTAGACATACCATACGGTGTAGAAGAACGGAAAGACTTTGCTAGTGATGGTGGATTCCAACTGGAAGAGAGACTTATCAATGTAGATAGGAAGTGGAACGGAGAGGTGCTCATGTTCCCTGCGTCAACTCACCACGCTGTGTATCCGTACCACTCAACAAATAAGGAGAGGATTACGGTGGCTGGAAATTTATTCTGGAAAGTGTGCTAAATATATTAGCACCAATTATCGCCATGTCTGAAGTACCAGAGGATCGCCTCACAGCCCAGTTGGACTTTGAGGAAGATATGAAAGAGAACCCTGAGTTCTACCAAGATTATCTTACAACACACCATAACGAGTATCCAGAAACACCTCACTGGGATTATATAATCGACAAGTGGGTGGCATATGATCATGGAGTCACGATGTTCTTCGACCACGAGTCAGAAGCACGTGATTGGTATACGCTAAATACCCATAGTACAAGTAGTTAAACAGTTATAATGTCACTGACGATTCGTAGATTACCTGAACAGGATAACAATCTGCTCAGACCCCCATCAAGTATAACACCTTTCCAAAATGGTGACGTAGTATTAGAGGCAACTGCTAATAACGTCCTGACCATGAAGTTGAAGGGGACAGATGGTGTCGTCAGAAACTTTGACGTTGGTGGTGGTGGATCAACGATTGGTACAGAATATGATATCCGTGCTATAACAGCTACATCTCCTGATGTTACATTTAGATTGACATCATCATACTCTGTTGTAGATGATATAACATTCAAAGGTAACTCACAGCAAATAATTTGTTCACGTGTAGACGATAATAATATACAATTTGCTTTCCCAAATGATGTCACAATGCCTAATGACTTGACAGTCACAGGTGACTTGACAGTTAACGGGACGACCACTACGGTGAATTCTACTACCGTTCAAGTCGATGATAAAAACTTAGAGCTTGGTACTGTTGCTTCACCTACTGATGCTACAGCAGATGGTGGTGGTATAATTTTAAAAGGAGCATCAGATCTCAGTATGCTCTGGTCAAATACTAATGACGCATGGGAGTTTAATCAACATGTATTCCCTGCGGCTGATAGTACATATGATTTAGGTAGCAACCTCATACGTTGGCAGAACATATATGGTGACGCTGCTAACATTACATCAATAACAGGAGCACTTACTGGTAATGCTGACACTGCAACTAATTTACAGACTGCTAGAGATATCTCAGGCGTTTCATTCGATGGTGGATCGGACATCACACTGGTTACTGACAATGTTCAGGAGTCGGGAACCCCAACCAATGTGTACTTCACAAACACTAGAGCGAGATCTGCGATTTCTATCACGGACTCTGGAGGTGATGGATCCCTCGGTTACGACAGCGGAACGGGTGTTGTTACCTATACTGGTCCTAGCTCCGCAGAAGTTAGAGCACATTTTTCGGGAGGGACGGGAGTTACAATCGCGTCTGGATCAGTTGCCATAGGACAGGCAGTTGGTACAACTGACGATGTAGTCTTTAACCAAGTAACAGCAGCAGTTGTGGGTAACGCAACTTCAGCAACAACATTACAGACAGCAAGAAATATAAACGGTGTATCATTTAATGGTGGTGCTGACATCACATTAGATCTAGATGATATCCAAGAAGCATCAAGTTCACCAACAAACTTATTCTATACTAATGAGAGAGTAGACGATAGAGTATCATCATTACTCATAGGTGGAACTGGTATATCCAAGTCATACAATGACTTAGCAGACTCACTAACATTATCAATAGATTTCACAGAGTTTACTACAGATGCTGTAGCAGAAGGAACTACTAATGAGTTCTTTACTAATACTAGAGCAAGAGCTGCGGTATCAGTCACAGACGCAGGAGGAGATGGTAGTTTAGGATATGATAATAGCACAGGTGTATTCACATACACAGGTCCTAGTGCTGCTGAAGTAAGAGCACATGTCTCAGTCACCGACTTAGGTGGTGACGGATCTATGTCTTATGATAGTGCGTCAGGTGTTATAACTTACACAGGTCCTAGTCCTCTAGAGACTAGACAACACCTTAGTGGTAGTACAGGTGTAACTTATAATTCCGCATCAGGTGCGATTTCTATTGGACAGGCAGTTGCTACTAACTCAGACGTTACCTTTGGTGAGGTAACTATCGGTGCTAGTGGTACAAGAAACTTACTTATACAGAACACTGACAACGTAGGTACAGTAGACACAGTTGCTAACATCACATTCAAGCACAGTGGTATTGACTTTACCTCTGATAGTATTGTTGCTGATGGTAATGACCTAGGACATATTGACTTTAGAAACAACGGTGGTTCTAAGGTTGCTGCTATTGGATTCAGAAAGAGAAATACACAGACAAGCAAAGTAACATTTGAAGTTGACGCAGACAACAGTGGTACACCTAACCTAGAAGTAGGTGACACTAACTTAGATCTACGTTCTACAAACATAGGATTAACTGGTGCTACTAAAGTTACTGGTACTTCCCTTACAGTTGAATTAGATGACGCTTCAGAAAACGCAGGTCCTGACCTTATTATACAGAGAGACAGTGCTAGTGCTGCTACTAATGATTTACTTGGTGCTATTAAGTTCCACGGTAGGAATACTTCCAACGGTGCTGACGTAGAGTTTGGTAAGATTCAATCTAAGATTCACTTTGATACAGAGGGATCTGAGAGAGGACTACTAAACTTCTCAGTTATAGACGCAGGATCAGAAGTCAAGGCAATGACAATCCGTGGTGGATTAGTCGGTCTTAATATAGAGGAACCCGCAGGACAGTTACACGTCAAAGGTAATGACACAACTGACCAAATTATTATTGAGAACACAACCAACAGTTCTACTACTGCTCCTGACCTTGTACTATACAAATCAGGTACCATTGGTGTTGGACATCAGCCAGGTAGAATTGACTTCAGAGGTAGAAATGCTAATGATGATGCCAACGTTACATACGCGGGTATCTTTGCTGAGGTTACTGGTACAGGAAACTTAGCAGAAAATGGAGCACTTAAGTTCTATACTGTACAAGCTGGTACTCTATCTGAAGCCGCAAGAATTACTGAGTCAGGTCACTATAAGTTACAGCAAGACAAAGGTATTGACTTCAGTAACCAGACATCACTAGCTGGTAAGACATATCAAATCCTTGATCATTATGAAGAAGGTTTCTATGATGCTACACCAGAGTTCGCATCAACAATCAGAGCTGGTATGACAACCACATCTACTGGTTACTATACTAAGGTAGGTAGAATGGTACATGTACATGCTAAGGTTACAGTTAACATTCAAGACTCATCATTAATTGGTGGTGTTCTTAAGTTCCCAATTCCATTCCAACCCGCACTATCACATAGTGACGCACCAGTACAGACAGTAGTAATGGATACATCCGCAACTCACTTCTTGAACACAGGACAAGCAATATTCTTAGATGACAGTAAAGACATGGTAGTATCACACGCAGGATCTCAGAATCAGTGGATGGTACTCCAGATACGTAACGCTGATTATAAGAGATCAAGTATCATCACAGCAGGAAACTGTGCGATTGGTACGGCTGCGATATACCTAGACTTTACATATAGAGCTTCTTCTTAATGCCTTCATCTGCCCAAGACTTCTATCTTGGTAACCCCAACCTCAAAAAGGTTGGAACTGAAATTGAGTTTACCCAAGATCAAATACAGGAATACCTTAAGTGTAAGGCAGATCCCGTATACTTTGCTATGAACTACATCAAGATTATATCTCTTGATGAAGGTATAGTTCCATTTAAAATGTGGGACTTCCAACAGGAATTAATTAGAAACTTTCACGAGAATAGGTTTAATATAGCAAAACTTCCTAGACAGACTGGTAAGTCCACTACGTGTGTGTCTTACCTTTTACATTATGCACTGTTCAACGACAACGTGAATATAGGTATCCTAGCAAACAAGCTATCCACTGCTAGAGATCTACTCGGAAGACTACAACTTGCCTATGAACAACTTCCACTCTGGATGCAACAGGGAATCATAGCATGGAACAAGGGTAGCATGGAGTTAGAAAATGGATCAAAGATTCTCGCTGCATCTACTTCAGCATCTGCTGTTCGAGGTATGTCGTTCAACATCATCTTCCTCGATGAGTTTGCGTTTATACCTAACCATATTGCGGAGCAATTCTTTAGTTCCGTTTATCCTACTATTACTTCTGGTAAATCCACGAAAGTCATCATTATTTCTACCCCCAACGGAATGAATCATTTCTACAAGTTGTGGGTTGACGCACAAAAAGGTAGGAACGGATACATATGGACTGAAGTACACTGGTCAAAAGTACCAGGTAGAGATGCTCAGTGGAAAGAAACTACTATTGCCAACACGTCAGTCAGACAGTTTACTCAAGAGTTTGACTGTGAGTTCTTAGGGTCTGTTGACACACTCATAACTGCTAGTAAGTTACGTGTACTAACATATGATGATCCAATCCGCACTAATGGGTCGCTAGATGTATATGAAAATCCTATACCTGAGAGAGATTATATAATTACATGCGATATATCGCGGGGTTTAGCACAGGATTATAGTGCTTTCTGCGTGATAGACATATCACAAGCTCCATGGAAGTTAGTAGCAAAGTATAGAGACCATGATATTAGACCTATGTTACTACCTAATGTTATATCAGACGTAGCAAAGGCATATAATATGGCATATGTATTGATAGAAGTAAATGATATAGGAGAGGCAGTCGCATCACAGCTCCATTATGATGTGGAGTATGAGAATGTACTCATGTGTGCTATGCGTGGTAGAGCTGGACAGATAGTTGGTACAGGATTTAGCGGAGGTAAGACGCAGATGGGTGTCAAGATGAGTAAGACTGTGAAAGCACAGGGATGCTCAAACCTCAAGACACTGATAGAGGATGATAAACTAATTGTAAACGACTATAACATTGTATCTGAGTTGACTACATTCATACAAAATAAGCAATCATTCGAGGCAGACGAGGGATATAATGATGACCTAGTGATGTGTCTTGTCATCTTTGCGTGGTTAGTACAGCAAGAATATTTTAAAGAGCTTACTGATCAGGACATAAGACGGAGAATATATGAGGAGCAAAGAAACCAGATAGAACAAGACATGGCACCATTTGGTTTTATTCTTAACGGTGTAGATGAAGAAGAAACTGTGGTAGATGAGAAAGGAGATGTCTGGTCACTTGAGATGGACGGTAGTGACAAGGAAACTTCAAAATGGAATACAGATGAGTATGGTGACAGATCATTTATGTGGGAGTATCGGTAGAAAAGCTACTTTCCCTAAATATTTTTAGACAAATTGAAATTATTCATTAGGAGTACCAAGCATGGCTAGCACACTTCTCTCACCAGGAGTGGTAATTCAAGAGAGGGATGCAACCCTCGGAAACATTGAAACCGTAGAAGTTAACGTTGGAGCAATAGCGGGTGCCTTCACTAAAGGACCTGTTAATAAACCAGTTAGAGTCAACAGTGAATCAGAATTACTATCTACATTCGGTGAACCAACTGACAGCAACTATGAAACATGGTTCGCAGCAAGTTCATTCCTCGCATATGGTGGAGTACTTGATGTAGTACGTGCTAGTGGTGCGTCACTTAAGACTGCTAATAAAGGTGGAACACCTCTTACAATTAATAGCGTAGAAGATTACGAAGGTAACTACTACGATGGAACTCAGGCATGGGACTATGCTTCTAGATCTATCGGTGCTGTAGGTAACTCAATCAAAGTTGTAGCAATCGACGCGGGTGCTAGTCAGCAACTAACACTAAACAACTCTCTAGCGGGTGGTGCTACAGAAGGATCATTACTAGAGAACACACTAGGTACAAAATCTGCGTATATTCATGCGATAGATGGAGTAAAGGTTGACATCATCTGGGTAACAGGTGGTGGATGGACAACAACAGACATCGTTAACGATGGTTCTAGTCCTGACATTCCTATAGTTGGTGTACAAGACTGGTATGACGCACAGATGATCACATCAACCTTGAACTGGAATCAAGTGGCTCCCCGACCAGGCACATCACCATATGTTGCTGACCGTGGTGGATCAACTGACGAGATGCACATCGTTGTAGTTGATATAGATGGTGGAGTAACAGGAACACCTAATACAGTTCTTGAAAAATTCCTTTATCTATCAAAGGCATCCGACGGTAAATCTGCTGAAGGATCTAACGTATACTATCCAGAAGTATTACTTACTCAAAGTCAGTACATCTATTGGGGTTCTCATGATAACGAGAACATCTGGGATGTAAGTGGTAACGCTCTTGCTAACTCTTCTAACTTTGGTGGTACAAGTACAACAGCATTCGACGTTCTTGGTGAGAAAGAATACACCTTAACTGGTGGTGTCGATGACTTTAGTCTTACACAGGCAGAAATCATAGCTGGATATGATTACTTTGCTGACCCTGAAACAGTACAAATCGACTACCTCATCATGGGTGGTGGCGGTGGTAATGAAACCGAGTCTCAGGCAAAGGCAAACAAACTAATAAGTATTGCGGGAGCAAGAAAAGACTGTGTTGCGTTTATCTCCCCAGATAAAACAAACGTAGTTGGAGTAGCAAACAGTGGTACTCAAACATCAAACATAGTTTCATTCTTTGAAAATTTCGCATCAAGTTCTTACGTAGTCTTCGATAGTGGTTGGAAGTATCTTTATGACCGCTTCGCTGACAAGTATAGATGGATCCCATGTAACGGTGACGTTGCTGGCTTATGTGCTAGCACCACTGCTTCAGGTGACCCATGGTTCTCTCCCGCAGGATTGAACCGAGGTGGAATCAGAAATGCTATTAAACTAGCATACTCACCTAAAAAATCTGAAAGAGATACACTATATCAGAAGAGAATTAATCCTATCACATCTCTTCCTGGTCAGGGTATCGTACTCTTCGGAGACAAAACTGCTCTCGCTTCACCATCTGCTTTTGATCGCATCAACGTCCGTCGTCTCTTCCTCGTCGTAGAGAAGACAATAGGAAATGCTGCGAAGGGAGTATTGTTTGAACTAAACGACGAATTTACTAGAAACAACTTTAACAATGTTATTGAACCATACCTACGTGACATCCAAGCACGTCGTGGTATCACTGACTTCTTAGTTGTATGTGATGGATCAAACAACACACCTGAAGTGATTGATAGAAATGAGTTCGTTGCTGAAATTTACATTAAGCCTGCTCGTTCAATCAACTTCATTACACTAACCTTTGTTGCTACACGTACTGGCGTTAGCTTCGAGGAAGTAATCCCAAGGAGAACCTAAACAATGGCAGAAACATCAGCGTTGGGCGTATTACAGTTCCAACAGAAAATTAAAGGAGCAGTCAGACCTAACCTGTTCCAAGTGAACCATGACTTTCCCGCAGTGGGAGGGTTGAGTGTCAACAAAGAACTAGCAACTTACTTATGTAAAAGTGCTGCTCTTCCTGCATCTACTGTAGGTACAGTCGAACTACCTTTCCGTGGTAGAGTAATCAAGGTACCTGGTGACAGAACCTTTGAATCATGGACTGCTACATTCTATATGGATGATGCGTTTGAGTTACGTGGTGCTTATGAAAAGTGGGTAGAACTAACAAACACAGTTGACGCTAACACAGCAGCTGGTAATATCTCTGACATCTTAAAGGATGTTACAGTTACCCAGATGGACAAGTTTGGTGGTAGTGCTACAGGATTTAAGAACATTAGAGAGTACAAACTCATTAGTGCGTTCCCAGTATCTGTATCTCAGGTATCAATAGCATATGACAACAACGATTCTTATGAAGAGTTCGATGTTGAGTTTGCTTATCAGTACTTCGAGACTGGAATAGGATCCAACACTATGAAAAGAGTTACTTCCGCAACCTAACTAAATAATAGGTACAAGTACACAATATTATGGCAGAGTTATTCGGATTCTCGTTTAGGAAAAGGGAGAAGGAACTTAATAAAAACGCTCCTTCTCCTGTTGCCCCCACTAATGAAGACGGTGCTACCAGTTTCATTGCGGGAGGTTATCATGGAACCTACGTAGATCTAGACGGTAACTTCAAGACTGAGTACGACATGGTGGTTAAGTATCGCATGATGGCGATGCACCCTGAAGTAGACAGTGCGATTGAAGACATTATACAAGAGGCGATAGTCACAGACTTAAACGACTCACCAGTACAGATCAATCTAGCCAACCTAGAGGTTAGTGATTCTGTCAAAGAAATGATCAGAACAGAGTTCGATTATATTAAAAACTTAATAGGATTTGATACTAAAGCTCATGAAATGTTCCGTAGATGGTACATTGATGGGCGTTTGTATTATCATAAGGTCATAGATTTGAAGAGACCTCAAGATGGTATACTCGAATTACGCTACGTTGATCCACAAAAGATCAAGAAAGTTAGACAGATCAACAAGATTCCAAAGACCGCAGACCAGTTTCAGTCACTAGACTATGGTAAGGTAGATGAATATTTTATATACAACCCTAAAGGATTACGCAACACCTCCGCAAATAGTGGTATAAAGATTGCGAAAGATGCTATAACATATGTCACCTCTGGTATCCTTGATACTAATAAGAATATAGTATTGTCTTACTTACATAAGGCAATCAAAGTTCTTAATCAACTCATGATGATCGAGGACTCTCTTGTTATCTACAGGATATCAAGAGCACCAGAGCGTAGAATTTTCTACATTGATGTAGGAAACCTACCAAAGGTGAAAGCGGAGCAGTACCTACGTGAGGTAATGAGTCGCTATAGAAACAAACTTGTTTACGATGCTAATACAGGAGAGATTAGAGATGACAGAAAATACATGTCGATGCTCGAAGACTTCTGGTTACCCAGAAGAGAGGGAGGACGAGGTACTGAAATCACTACGTTGCCAGGTGGACAAAATCTTGGAGAACTTACGGACATCCAGTACTTCCAAACCAAACTTTATAAGGCACTAAACGTACCAGCTGGTCGTTTAGAATCAGGACAAGCATTTAATATTGGAAGATCTTCAGAGATCATGCGTGATGAACTGAAGTTCACTAAGTTTGTGGGTAAACTCCGCAAGAAATTTAGTGAGATGTTCCAAGACATTCTTAAGACTCAACTCATTCTAAAAGGTGTAATCACACCAGAGGACTGGGATGACATGAAGGAGCATATACAGTACGATTACTTATATGACAATCACTTTACAGAACTTAAGAATATTGAAATGTTAAATGAGAAGTTGAACGTAATCACTGCTATGGAACCATTCATGGGACGTTACTTCTCTACCGATTACGTCCGTGTCAATATCTTAAAACAGTCTGAGACTGAAATGGCAGAACTTGACACTCAGATGAAGGATGATATTTCTTCAGGAAAAATCATTGACCCATTAGAAATGACCGCTATGGATAATCAAGCCATGGAGGACGAAAAAGATAATGCGGAACTTGATAAAGAAATGAAGAAAGCTCAAATCAAATCCACCAGAGAAAAGGGTACTACCAACCCCTCTGGAGGTACCAGAACCACTGCTAAAAGTGGGAATGGTAATAAATAACATTACGTAACACATTTATTATGGCTTCACAAGAACGAGAACTCGTTGATTTGCTTTGGAATGACGACCAGGCAGATGCTCTGGGAAAACTCAAAGACATGCTACAAGTGAAAGCTGCTATGGCAGTGGACGCTAGTAAGCAAGGTGTTGCTGACAGGATGTTTCCTCATGTACCTGATGAAGGTAATGCGGAACCTGATCCAGAAGCACTGGAAAACCCTACTGCTGAATTAGAGGAACCTACTGATGAAACTGATAACGGAACAGAACAATGATGTAGAGTTTTTTACCGAAGAAAAAGACGGTAAGAAATCAACTTATATCAAAGGTGTATTCCTACAAACTGAGATAACCAATCGCAATGGTCGGATGTATAAATTCGATACCATGAATAGAGAGGTGTCAAAGTATAATGAGGAGTTCGTTAACAGAGGTAGAGCTCTTGGTGAGTTAGGTCATCCAGAGGGTCCGACACTTAACCTAGATAGAGTGTCACATAAAATTGTTGAACTTTATCCAGAAGGTACTAACTTCATGGGTAAGGCAAAACTTATGGATACACCGATGGGTAAGATTGCAAAGTCTTTACTCGATGAGGGTGTACAACTGGGAGTCTCATCTAGAGGTCTCGGTTCAATAAAGAAAGAAGGTAGTTGCTCTGTGGTAGCAGATGACTTCATTCTATCCACTGCTGCGGATATCGTAGCAGATCCTTCAGCACCTGATGCATTCGTAGAAGGTATATACGAAGGACGTGAGTGGGTCACTGTAGATGGCAAAGTCAAGGAGCGTACAATCGAAGAGATTAAGGCTGCTATTGACAACGCACCAAATCCACAAGAACTTCAAGAAAGAAAGATTTCCGCGTTCGCGACTTTCCTAAGAAGTATATAAATTATAAATAAAAATAGTAAATTACCGCAGATCTTATTTCGTAGGAGAAACCATGTCCACAATAGATGAAAAATTTGAGAAACTCATCGCGGAAAAGAAAGCAACTGAAGCTGTAGCTGAGGAAGCATCTGAACCAAAAACCGAAGTTTCTGAAGACGCAGCAACAGGCAACACTGCCATTACAAGTGGTGCTGTACCACAACAGAAGTCAGACTTAAAGAACGATGCCATAGAGGTAGGTGGTTCTTCTAAGGAAAAACCTGAAGGTCCTGATAATGTTGGAAAGAAAGCAGCAGCTCCTGTCGGAGTAGAGAAAGACAAGACATTAAAGATGAAACCATCTGGTGCATCATCTAAAATGCCTGGTGAACTTTCCTCTAAGATTTTCTCCGAGACAGAACACGAAGGAGAAGTGGTAAACGAAGACAGCAGTGAAGACATCGATGCAGTACTTAAGGGTGCTGATTTAGATGAAGACTTCACAGCAAAAGCAAAGACTGTCTTTGAAGCAGCTGTAGACGCAAGAGTCACAGCAAAGATTGACTCCCTTAAGGAGCAAGCAGCAGCTAAATTCGTTGAAGAAATCGAAACAATGAAAGACGAGTTTGCTGGCCGCGTAGAGAATTTCCTCCAGTACGCTGCAGATGAGTGGCTCAAGGAGAACGAACTTGCAGTTGAGCAAGGTCTCCGCACTGAAGTCACTGAGACGTTCATGGAAGGATTAAGGAAATTGTTCATCGAATCAAACATCAATGTACCTGACGAGAAGTTAGACATTGCTGCTGAGATGAGCGAGAAAATAGATGACATGGAAGACCGACTTAACGAACAGGTTAAGAAGAATGTCGAACTACACGAGGTAGTGGGTACCTATCGTAAAAATGAGATTTTGACAGAACTAACCAGAGGTCTCGCTGAGACACAGAAGGACAAGTTCAAATCCCTTGCCGATGCAGTCGAATTCAAATCTGATGAGTCGTATCGTGAGAAGCTAGGTCAAATTAAGGAATCATACTTTGGTGCTCCAAAGGCTGAGACTGTGACTGAGGTTGCTTCAGAAGAATCTGCTCCAGAAGCAGAAAAAACACTTGAAACTGTTAGTGAAAGCATGGCAGCATATGTCGAGCAACTAGCTAAAAGGATCTAATTCACTTCTATAACTAACATTTTAAAATGTTCAATACAGAAAAACTACAGGAGAAGTGGAATCCCGTACTAAAGCATGATGGTCTTCCTGAGATTAAGGATAACTATCGTAAAGCGGTTACCGCACAACTCCTAGAGAACCAAGAAAGGTTCATGCGTGAGGAAAAACAAATCCTTACAGAGGCACCTACTAACGCAGGTCCTATCAACACCCCTACTACAGGTGCGGGTGCTAACTTCGGTTTCGACCCAATTCTTATTAGCTTGATTCGTCGTGCTATGCCTAAGCTTATTGCTTATGACATCGCAGGTGTTCAGCCTATGAATGGTCCTACTGGATTAATCTTCGCAATGAGATCACGCTACGTTAACCAGTCAGGTAACGAAGCATTCTTCGATGAGCCAGATGCACAGTTCTCTGGTACCGACGGAGCTACTCCTCCAACAGCAACAACTGAGAAAAACCCAGGTTTGATCAACGATGCTTCTGGTGGTGGTACAACAGAAGGTAACTATGACCTTGCTTCTTCTAAGTTCGGCACATCTGAGATGGAATCTCTTGGAGAAGGAACTTCTACAGCGTTCATGGAAATGGCGTTTAGCATCGACAGAATTGCTGTTGAAGCTAAAGGTAGAGCATTAAGAGCAGACTACTCAGTTGAACTTGCTCAAGACTTGAAAGCAATCCACGGATTAGATGCCGAGTCTGAACTAGCAAACATTCTTTCTACTGAGATCCTTGCTGAAATCAACAGAGAAGTTGTTAGAACTGTTTACCGTGGTGCTAAACCAGGTGCTCAGGTCAACACTGCTAACGCGGGTGTATTCGACTTAGACGTTGACTCAAATGGAAGATGGTCTGTTGAGAAATTCAAAGGTCTTCTATTCCAGATCGAAAGAGATGCTAACGCAATCGCACTAGAGACTCGTAGAGGAAAGGGTAATGTAATCATCACTTCAAGTGATGTTGCTTCTGCTCTTG